CCTTCTTGATAGTCATATTAGGATCACCGAACCTGATAAGACGAACCTTGTCGCCTTGCTTAGCCAGTACTGCAAACTTCTTTGACTTACCGGACGTACGCTTAGGCTTATTGTAGCCAGAAAACTTCTCGCCTCGGTAGTTAATCATTTGAGTTTTTCCTTAATAAATTCAACGTCTTTTTTCAGGGCTTCTGTCTCTCTGTGTCTACGTTCCAGGACATCGGGGGTCATCATGGAGACAATCACCGACATTTTCTGGCTTAGCATCTCGGTGTCTACGTCTTTTTTATCCAAGCGTTGATCTAGTTTTTTGACAGAAGACCATAGACTGCGTAGTTCTTCTAGAATATTCTTTAGTTGGTATTTAGCGACAGCGCTAGCGCCTACGATAGACGCAGCCAAGCCACCAAGCGTAATCAGGAATTTTACGTCTAGTTCCATTCACGACTAAGTCTTAATCAAAAAGTTCATGGGAATGTATTTAATCACATCTGTACCAGTCGTTGCCTGTGCATTACCAGACGAACCAAGCGTAAAACCAGTACCGACACCTACGGGGAAATATGTACGGAAGTCTGGTACTTTAAAGTCTGAACCGGAATAGCCAAAGGTTGTACCTATTACAGTGTACAGATCAGAGTACGTTGAAGAACTGTACGCAGTACCGTCACATAAGAGCCAATCGTTTACACCGCTGATCGTCTGTGTTATAGGCGGTGCAGTAGACGACCACATAATTACCATACCAGTTTGGAAACCAAGTTTGTTCAGCTGTGCTGCCGTGGGTCTGGCAGGGTCGGTTCCAAGGTTAGGAAACTGCGACTGCAGGACACTCTTAATCAGCCGTAGGTGATCGTCACCTTCGGAGATATTGTCACTTGCTGCAGGTTGTGCTGTATTTAGCTGACTAATATACGTAGCAGATTCTACGGTCATGCTTTTCTCCCAGAGCTTCTAGCTCTAGTTTTGTTTATTTTAACACGGGCGAAGTAAGTTGTCAAGGTTTAGTAGGCCAATTTACCTCATTGGGAAACCCTGACTGTTGTGGTACATTGAGCAGAGCTGTACGGTAGTCTGACCATTGTTGTTGCTCTGTTGAAGACAGCTCTGCCCAGCGGAGCGGATTTGTTACAATGGGGTCTACTTCTGATGTTAATAAAAGATCTCTTAGTATACATGCGTCAGAAGATTTTTGCTCGTTTGATCTATGATCAACCTGGCTAGTTACACCGTCGATGATTGTATTGTGCATAGAGTTGATAGCGTTTTGCCATACTTCTTCAGACACTTGTACGTTAGGACTAGGTATACTTGTATGGATTTCGTCATCGTACCAGCCTAGGATTTGACCGTTGCTATCTATATGTGCATGTTTCATTATTTTCTCCTAGTAGCCGATTGCTATAAATGTTCTTTGAGAAATACTTGAAGCAAAAAAACAGTCAAAACCAGAGGTTGTAATACTATTTGCGGTCATATATACTGGACTAAAACTACCAGTATATGTTGTATTAATCATCCCAACATTGACCTGTAAAACAGCAGTGGGAAACGTTATAGGAAACGGAACTGTACGGTATCCTGAAGTTGTAAAAGTAGCGCTACCCCACATAATATAAAGACCGTTAGGTAACTTAACGTAACCGCTAGAAGAAAGATCTAGCAAATCGTTACCGTTGTGCCAAATTGTTCCGTCGACGCCGTCTAGCTTGTCGAACTCGGTGGCGGTAACACCTGTATCGTACAGGCTCTTGGCGTAGTTTAGGTCTGTAGCATCACCGGTAAAACCGTCGAGCTTGTTAATCTCTGTGGCTGTGGCTGTGACTCCGGTTAGATTAGTTGGGCCAATACTGATGTTAGCAGTTCCGTCGAAGCTTTGACCAGCTATGGTTCTTGCCGTCTGTAGTCTGGTTGCTGTACCGGCGTTGCCCGTGACATCACCAGTGACGTTACCAGTTACGTTACCATTAACTGTTCCGGTGTAGCCACTACTAGCAGTTAAAGTCGTAAATGCGCCTGTACTGCGCGAACTTGCTCCTATTGAAGTATTGTCTATTGCGCCACCGTTGATATCTACGGTGCTTAGCGTTGAAGTACCTGTTGCCGTTAACGTGGTAAACGCGCCTGTGCTTTTTATACTTGATCCAATAGTGGTACCGTCGATTGCACCACCGTTGATATCTACGGTGCTCAGTGTAGAAGTACCAGTAGCAGAAAGAGTTGTTGTACCTACGCTAGACACACCGCTTATAGATCCACCGGTCACAGAAATACTGTTTGAGTTCTGCGTAGCTATGGAACCTAGACCAATGTTGCTTCTGGCCTCACTTGCTGTGATACCGCCTGTACCACCTTTGCTCACGGGTACTGTACCTAGCGTAAGCACTACTGAACCAGTAGAGGCATTGACGGACAAAGGTGAGCTAGTGGCAAAAGACGTAACGCCAGCAATAGCAGATACAAAAGCGTCCTTGCGGATCTTGTACGTTTTGTCCTGACTAACATCTACAATAGCTAGAACGTCATCGTCAGCAACGGTGATCGAGCTGATCTCGTCAAGATCTGTAATTTTTTTGTTGCTAGCCACTAGCTACCTCCTTCATGTTATTCGGTACCTTCTAAAGCTGCTTTGAGCATGTTATAGAAAGCTGTTCGACCTACGTTTAGCTGGTCTAGGTTAAACCTTGCGCTGGCTATCTTTCGGTCTAGATCTGCAATATGGTTGACCATTGCTTGATGTTCTGGCGCAAGGGTTTCGAAATCATACTCGTAATCATCTATAGTAATGGGGGTCTTTTTATCTTTTCCCATTTTTAGCTCCTATTGTGCGGCGGTTAAGAAACCCACGGAGTGCCGCTTCCCTCCGTTGGATTTTGTTGTGCTGCAAGTTGTGCAGCTACACTGTCTTGAATAGCTGTAACTTGCTCTGCACCTAAAGCGTCAAAGGCCCATTGTAGAGCTTCCGCTTCAGTGATGTCGGCATAAGGCGTAAAGCTGGATAAGTCGTCTGTTGGAACGCTTACTGTGCCATATGCACGACCTTGATTGCCGTTATCGTCACTATCTATACATTGCCAATGCAAGCGATTAACGACGTTGGTTTCTCCGCCTTCTGATAGCAGATATTCGGTGTTTACGATTGACCATGTGGTTGACATTGTTTTTCCTTTATTCGTTAGCAGCTATCGCAGCATTGGCAGCGGTCATGTCTTCAGTTGTCCAGAAGTCCTTTGCCACCATGATTTTCAGGTGATCGACGTTGCGCTGTACGCAATCTTCCCACTCTGCATCGTCCATGTCTTCTGGTTGTCCAGCGTTTAGGAGATCAACACTGTGGCCCATCGCTGTATAATGCTGTGCGATTTCTTCCGCAGTTGGTGTATCAGTCATGTCTTTCTCTTTTTCTGACTAATGTTAGATTTTGTCTGGTCTTTTCGTCGGCTCGACAATAACTTTACCGTTTTCATCAGTCCAATCCGTGTCATACATATGTTGGTCTTTTCTTTCACCAATAACCATCCAAGAAATAGTATCTGTGCAGTCACTCTCTTGAGCGTTTATTGTTAATATGTTTCCAGAAACAGAACCTTTTACGGCAGTCCAACCTGTTTCATTTGATGTAAAACATTGAACTTCTCTGTTTAACGCTGCAAAGGTTCCTTCTGTCATTCCTGCAACGGTATCAATATTTACTGTCGCACTTCCCGCAACTAAATCTACTTTACCACGATATAAGTTATCTGCTTGCGGAGCCTCTAAGAACGAGTGAACCAAGTCATTTGTTTCTCTTTTTGCTTCAAGAGGATGTGGTATTCTAAATGATCCAGAACCTTTAGAAAGTGCGCCACGAATTGTTACATTACCATTATCAGCAATGACCATATTATTGAAGGAGTTTGCACTATCATTAAATCTATATCCTGTACTTGCTGTACTTATAAAATAAGCACCATTACCGTCTAGCTGCCAAACTCCGGGAAAAAAGGCTTTTCCGCTGCCATCAATCCTATACCGCCAATTACCATCGCCATCCGACAGCACGATGTTGTTGCTGGATGTGCGGATGTCTAGGCCGCCTTGGTTGCCGGTGTAGCGGCCTATGATGGTGTTCTTGGAGCCTGTGGTTATAGATGATCCTGCACCATATCCTATCGCAGTGTTATCTGTCGCTCCAGATGTTGAAGAAATTGCACCCCAACCAACTCCAGTATTGCCTGTGCCAGTTGTGTTTGTAATGCCTGTTTGACTGCCAACAAAAGTGTTATAGCTGCCCGTTGTATTTGTGCCAGCTTTATACCCTAAAAAAGTTAACTCAGTGCCAGTAATATTCGCATACCCAGCCTGATAACCAACAGCCGTGTTGTTACTTGCGGTGGTGTTGGAGTAGAGGGCATTTACACCAATGCCAGTGTTGTAGTTGCCCGTGGTGTTGCTACGAACAGAGGCATTGCCGTATGCAGTATTAAAAGCACCAGCCGTGTTGGATAGCAAGGCAACAACACCAGTGGCGTTATTTTCATAGCCAGTAGTATTGTTATATAGAGCCTGATAGCCAATGGCTATATTGTTATATCCAGTAGTATTGCTATACCCTGCTTGATAACCAACCGCCGTGTTGTTGCTGGCGGTATTAGAGTTTAACGCTTGTTTACCAACACCGACATTGCCCGTGCCTTGCTCAATCTCAATACCGCCAGAGAGGTAGAGGTCTTTGAAGCGGGTAAACTGGTCGCCCAAATTTATAGCATTGTCTCTAGCTACACCGCTACCTGATGGAACAATGGTATCAGTGTCGTTGACAAAATAAAGGCCAGTATCTCCACTCTCAACTAGCAGCCTACCTGCAATCGTGCTGATACTCCCCACAGTGGTGTTGTCTTTGCGAAACACTGCAATGTCGCCGTCTGTACTTTTTCTGTTAAAAAAGTGGCTATTAGTCGAAGATGCGTAAAGCTGACCATTAGAGGCTATATAAGCACCAGTTCCAATACCAACTGCTGAAGTTGAAGTTTGTCCAACAATCAAGTTACCGCTGCTGTCGACGCGCATGCGTTCTGAAGAATTAGATACAAACTTGAATGGATTCGATCCGCTAATAGTAAAGTTAAACCCACCGCTTAACGATCGGAATGTACTCTCCGTTCCACCAGAAGAATACCAATCTGCAACAGTTGTGCCATCATCCTTAAGCTGTATCCAACCTGAGGTGGTGCCGTTTATGGCGAGTGCAGTGTATCCACCAGAGGTGTCTGGCGACGCCGTACCAATGCCAACATTACCGCTGCTGTCGATGCGCATGGCTTCTGAGCCTGCGGTGCTAAAAGTAGTGTAGTTAGAAACCGCATTGATCTGCATGTACTCAGTCAGAGTTGTATCAGAGTTACCTTTTTTAAGTTTGATAGACAGTGTGCCAGTTCTGTGGTCTGCGCCGTTACCAACGCTTTCAAACGAAATAAGTTCTCTTGTACCTAACCAAGATGCAGTATTCTCTGAATTAAGCGTAATTGAACTTCCAAGCGTAGCGGTACTTGATAGGTATGTTGGATCAGACACGGACAATTTACCCGTAGGCGAACTCGTCCCAATGCCAACCCGATTATTCGCGCTATCCACATACAGCGTGTTAGTGTCCACAGTCAGCCCATCGCTGGTCAAAGTCCCCGTGATGTCTACGCCTGTAGCGGTGGTGGCGAGTTTTTGGGCGTTGTCGTAGTAAAGATCAACAGAACCATCTACGTTAGCAACAAGCATATTCTCGCTTGTTCCCTTATTAAGCTGTATGTTGGTTCCGTTAGTCTGTAGAAATAAAACACCAGTGCCTTGTTCGTCAATTCTACTATGCGACCCATCATGATAAATCTGTAGGTCAGACCCAGCGCCAAAGACGGCTTTGTTGTTATCGCCAAAGGTAATATAGGAACCTGAATTTACATTGATGTCGTAACCGCCGGTTGTGTTACTATTAGCTAAGACACCGGATAGTGTAGCAGCTCCACCACCACCGCCGCCTGTGTTGTCTTCAGCTTGCCAGCGACTATTAACACTATCCCAAACTAAAATCTGTCCATCAGACGGAGCCATTAACGAATACACGTCTGATAGATTTTTAATGCTTTGACCGGTAATGTTTGAAAGCTTGGTGTCTAATTGTGTTTGAATGTTGCTTGTAACACCGTCAACGTAGTTAAGTTCAGCAGCAGTAGCTGTAATCGCTGTGCTACCTATGCTCAGGGTTGTTACGTCAAGATTAGAAAATGTAGACGACCCTGTGGACGTTACGTTACCTGTAAGATTACCAGTTACATCACCTGTAAGATCTCCGGTAAACCCACTAGCCGTAGCTGTACCTGTTACGGAGATACCGGTACTAGTAGTAGCAAGTTTGGCTGCGTTGTCGTAGTAAAGACTTGCTGCTCCATTTGTAGTAAATATTGCTTTATTTTCAGCTAATGTTGAATCGGTGATATATACATTAGCATCCCCCGCTAAATATAAATTACCGCTGCCTACGTCTTTTATTACTGATTGTGCACCACTGTGATAAATCTCTAGGTCAGACCCTGCGCCAAAAATGGCTTTATCATTGTCGCCAAAGGTCATATCACCGGAGGATACAAACGAGGCGGCTGTAATAGTCGTACCTGTAACGGCTGCTGGTGTAGTACCTCCGATAACTGTACCGTCTATTGTACCACCGTTGATATCGACTGTAGGAAAAGCTGAACCAAGAAGTTTACTTCTGGTTATTTTTTTAGACACACCTTCGGATACATCAACAATGACAAGCTCGTCGGTGTCGTCTACGTCAGCGCTAATAAGCTGGGGTAGTTGTGATATTTTTACACCGTCTACCATTGTTTATGCCTCCAACCAATCAATATAAATATTCGCAGTTCCAGCGTCAGCTATGGCTGCGATTTTCTCACCATCGCCTGCACCCGGGGAGCTGTCAGGTCTTACCAAGAAGTGCTCGTGGTCTCCGTCGTGTATGAACGACGATGTACCGTCCGTGGTAGCAGTAGGGTTTATACCTACTTTAACAAAGTTCTGAGGAGAACCACTTGTACCGTGTGCTCGTATCTGTGCGATGCTAGCGCCAAAGGGACACGTACCAGACTGTGCGTTCGTGGTGGTAACGGCGATGCGTTCGCTGCTAACAACACGGTGAGCAAAGGGATGTTGCCTAGCCATCCGCTCAGCCTTCCAGCCAAGTAACGTTTACCGTAGCTGTACCGATAGAAGCTATTTTCTCGCCGTCTGAGCCGCCTACTGAGCTGGCGGGTACTACTACGAAGTAAGCGGGAGCACCGGCCTCTACGAGCGTCCCAGCGGCTGTAGCGGTGGGATTTACGCCGATGACTATGTTTACGCTAGCCGAGGTAGCTATACGTACTACGCGTGCACCGAACGGAGCACTGCCGCTCTGCGCCGAGGTGCCGGTTGATGTAATGTTTTCGCTGGATATGATCCGCGAAGCTAGTGTGTTCTGCATGATTTAAGCCCTTACGTTTTCGCCAGAGGTCATTTCGTAGCCAAGCTCTATGCCCTTGAGCTTGAGTTCTTCGCGCTTGATCTGTAGAGTCTCTTCGATTTCCATACGTTCTAGTTCGATCTTGGCAGCTTTGATCTGTAGCTCTTGCGCTTTGACCTGAGCTTCTTGCTGTGCTGCCTGTGCAACCATCATCTGTGCCTGTGCCTGAGCTTGTGCTATCTGCTCCTGCATCGACGGTTCTTGTGGTTGCGGAGGTGGCGGTGGTGAGACAAAGCGGTCTACGTTCTTGATGCCTAGCTCGTCGGCTAGTTCCCGCGTTAGATTGTAGATGTTCTCTGCGCTTACTATGCCCTCGGTCTGCGTTGCGACCTTTTCGATCACCGTTGTGAACGTAGACAAGTTATTGATCTTTACGTCTTGATCTCCGTAGCCTAGGCCTACTTCGATGCGTACGTCTAGGTCTTCGCGCCAGCTAGCGGGATCTATCGGTACGTAGTTGTTCCGTACGCGTACAATACGTTTCCGGTTCTCGTAGCGCTGTACCAGGTTGTAGATCGCCTTGAACATATCCCGTACGCCGGTCTCGGCGAAGATACGCGCTACTAGCTCTATGCGACCCTGTGCGTTAGTCAGAGCACCGGTGATTGCACCCGCTGTTACGTGGGACTTAAGTACATCAGCAGGTAGGCCCTGCGTAGCTGGGTTTACCCCGGTGCGTCCAGACTTAATCTTGTCCCAGTACTCTAGCATCTCGAACGAGTAGTTCTGCAAAGCCGGTGTCTGGATAGGCTGGAGTGCGTTTAGCGATCTGGTGCGTACGATGCCGCCTGGGCGGTTGGTCAGCAGGTCGTCGATGTTGACTTGCCCTTCGACCACCTGGAACCTGCCGTTGTTGGCCAAGTACATATTGTCTAGCAAGTTACGGGTCAGGGTGCTGCGTATAAGCTGTACGTCTTGGATAAGTTCCGCGATAGACAGACCGTAGAACTTGTGAGGTATAGGCAGTGGGCAGATAGCGCTGAACGGTTTGTAGTCTATCGGCTCTACGTCTAAGATCTCTTTACCGCTGTGTGTTATTTTATGGAGCACAGCAATTTCAGAGTCGTCTATCTCTAGGTTCGTATAGGACTCGTAGACTTCTACGAGCTGATCGTAATCTGCGGAGGATTCACTAGGAGATACTTGGCTAGAATCGTAGGAATGTCTGGCCATGTACTCTGGGCTGGTGGTTATGTCGCTAGCGCCAGAGCTGTAGGACGGCAGACTATTTACTAGGTCTTCGTCAAAGCCCATGCGGATCAAGTCGTTACGGCTCTTGGTCGAACGGTGACAAATGAACCGTGCGTCTTTGATGGTTTTTGCACCGCGATTGATCAGAAACTCTTCTGGCGGTACGTTTTCTACTGTAACCTTGCCCTTGGTAGACCTGCGTATAAAGACTACGTCGTGCACGGTTTCTTCGACTTGGATCACCTCGCCACTGGCAGGATCTATCGCCTGACGATACTCGATGGTCTCGGTGTGCTGGTCTAGCTCTAGCTCGTCGTCTTGGAGCAGCAGGTTGTATTCTTGATCTGTTAGGTTCTGGTAGCTCTCGCTGGTGATGTCTTCTAGCTCTTCCCAGTAGTGCTTGACCACGCCTGTTTTCTGGATTAGCGCGTCCATGAACATATTGTACAGGACCATAAACCCATCGTTCTGGTGGTAGAACACGTGGTTTACGTAGTTAGTAGCCTGCTCTGCTACCTCCTCGTCTTCCGGCCCCTCTGGCTCAAAGCTGACAACGTTGTCACCAGCGGTGAATACGCGCATCAGCGTGGGCATCATCCACATGATGGTGTCTTGTACGTCGGTGACTACGACTTGAGATCTACCGTCCTCTTCGTTGCCAAAGGGTTCCCCGTAGAAATACTCCATCGCTTTTTCGCGCTGGTTAGCGATCTCGGAGTCTAGGTACGATGTGCTGCCGTTGATCTCAGAGTCTACAAGTGCAAGGATTTCGTTGTCAGAAAGTTCAAGAGCCACGCTTTTTACTCCCCTTCTTTTTAGGAAAGCCAGCTTTCATCGCAGCGTAGGCTTTGTCGGAAATAGTGCTGTTTTTCTTAGAACGGCTTGTACCAGCAGCGCGACGACGGTTAATGTTAGCGTAGAGACCTTTTTTAACCATTAAATAATCCCCGCGTTTGAGTACTGTATCGGTTTATCGAACTCGTACCGTCGGTAGTGCGTTTTGTTTTTAGAGCGTTCTCCAAAACGTTCAACGGAGAGCACAGCGTAGCGCATAGCGCTGAGCAAGTCGTCTTTTATCGGAACGACTTTACCGTTCTTACGATGGTAGAGCCGCAGTTCCTCAAGCGTTTCTTGGCACGAGCTAAAAATCTGTAGACGGCCAGTTTCGAATCTCTGTAGGATCTCGCTAATTCCAGCTTCAACTGAGTTATTTCCATTCTTTGCTCCGTTGACCGGTGGGTTCGAAAAGTGCTCAGGGAGCATGTAGACGCCCAGGTCTCTGTATTGCTGTGCTAACTGTACCCCGCTCCCTTTGTCGTGCTGTAGACCGTCGTGAGGGAACGCTACAGGCATCCCAGGAGTTCTGGAGTTTATCACCGACGCGTGTGTCAGCGGTGTCTCTTTGCTCCTACGGTATTCGTCGTACACGTAGATGATGTCATCGTCCGGGTCGAACGCAGCCCAACTTACGGCTGTAGGGTGATCATATCCAAAATCAATAGCCGCCAAGCACCGGAAGTGACTTGGCAGTTCAAAGTCGTCGCAGACGATGTCTTCCTCTTTGACCGGGTAGACAAGTCCTGAACCGAACACCGGTATGCCCTTAGAGCGCATGTCCCGCTCGGCTGGGCTATAGACGGCTAACAGTTGTTCCTTTGTCTTTTCGTCTAGGTGTTCAACGTCGTCCCATGTTGCAGTTACCAAACTCTGGCCTGGTTTTAGATCGTTCAAGAACGAAGAGACAACGCTTGTCATGCCT